ATTTAAAGCTAGTCTATATGCATCATTGGCATTTTGAAACGCCAAAAGGTAAGCAGCATTTAAGTCTGCAAGTTCTGCTTCCCATATTTCTTGATTAACGATTCCAAAGCCTGCCGCCAAGATAGCCGATGGTGGTTCGGTAAGATTTAGTAGTTTGATACCGGCGACACGTCCAAACACAATCGGCCATGCCTTACCAATAAGGCTAGCTGGAATATAAGGAAACTGCCCTTCCTCTGCTGAGAAGCCCATTTCCTTATCTTCGAGCTTTGAAATCACATCAAACGTAAGAGTCCTAGCACCTTCGCTCCATACAATAGGTGAACTAATTTCACCTTCAAAAATAGCGAAGGCTTCATTCAAAGGTAGTGTTGCAAACCATTGAAGAACTTGGACTCTTAACTTATGAATGTCTTGTCGGTTATATATCCTTTTAATTTGACCGTCTGCATCGTCTAATGTAACCGTGAGTGAAACTGAAGTAGCAGCAGCATTAATATCAATGACATCTTCGATGCCACTGATACTTAGTAGCTTTCCTACCAAACCTTCAGTTTCAAACTGGCGATCACAGTACCGTGTCGCGGTACTTCCTCCCCACCACACCCTTACAATAATGGCTGGTTGTACACCAGTTTCTTGTTGTAAAGCTGCGAGGGAAGCCGCAGAGATTGACCTCACACTAAGTCTCCCTCGAATAGAATATTAATAGTCCAGATGGAGCGATTAGTCTGAACAAGCTCTGTGGCGGGATTCTGAATGATACCTTCCCATGTACGATTTTCATGGTCAGTATACTGCATTAGCTGACCAATAGAATTACGTACAAGCTGTAACATCCTTTGAGCATCAGCTTCTTTTGGAAACGTAAAAGTTAAGTTTTGAACTTCTGTTTTAGGCCAATCTGAATCACGATAAATAATCAAATCGCCACCGCGAGTCCGTCGATTAATTCGCTGAAACGAAAGCTCATCAATGTTCCCCAATGATGGGTTTCTAAATTGATGACTAACACCATTGAGAACAAAAGTAACCATTATGGCTCCACTACGTTAATGTCATATGCATTCCAACAATATCTAGGAATATAAGTATTCGCACCTTGATTCAAAGTTAAAGTATCAGTAACTTGTAAATTCAAGGATTTAGTGACTGTAACCTCTTGCTCTAAAGCAATCACACTAGCAGCAGCTTTACTATCTATGACAGTAACAGATTGAGCCAAGTTAATCGAGTGAATAACTATCGGCCATTGAGTATGATTGATAGCCTCACCCCACATGAACAAGAAGTTGCCAGCTTCAAGATTCGATGATCTAGGGTGAGTACCTTCGACAAACTCAATAGTATGGGTGATATTAAAGTTCAGAATTTTCTGAACATTAACACCTTGTGTTAAATATAAAGCAGAAGAAGCCTGCTGCGGTAACAGATTTGTTCCCACAGCATCGCTGATACTAACAAGATGCTCTACCGCGAGAATCTTGATGTTAGTATCAACTTCTTGCGTTAGAAACAAAACATTTACCGCAGAGGCTTCGATAATCATTAGCAGCTCACAGTATAGGTGACTCGGAGTTCGTCACCATTGGTGACTGCAACGTCCGCAGAGAACAGAGCAGTCGCCCACAGAGTACCAGTCGTACCACCCTTCGTATTCTGAGTGGTAATAAAGACACCCTTGACAGTACCACTAGCATTGATGCTAAAGGTAGCTGCTGAGGCATTCGTGGTGCTTTGAGTCGTAGCAGTGCCAGAACCCCACGCAACACGGTTAGCCTCAGAGTAACCAGTGAACTCTGTCCAGCCCGCGTGCGAAGACATCGTGTCCGCGGCAGCCAGTGCAGAGTAACCAGAGTTACTAATAAGACCAATGAACCAAGAGTTATTGGCAACCTGAGTACCATCGTTGAACATAACGTTCAACAGCAGGTTCTTACCAACGTTGACAATATCATTAAGAGCATCGTACTTGCCCTTAAGATTACCGTCCTTATCATAGTGTTCAACTACGATAGGGTCAGTGAATTTAAGCCACTGTTCGACAAGCCGCTTACGAGCCATAGTAACGCTAGCGGCTTGCTTGAAATCCAAAGCGTCGTTGAACATATTTACCTTCTGTTAAGATTAATAGTACGCCTGCGTAATTCGCGTTCCAGCGTGCTAGCAATAGTACGGCCGGTGGCAATACCATTGTTCCCGCCGCTAACATTAACATTGATATCGCCAATATTAGTATCGCCTCCAACGATACCGCCATTAGCCATATAGCGTGGTGTCCTACGATAATTAATGGAATCTAGCATCGGCTTGAACATTGCCGCGCTTTGTGCATTAACTACATATTCACCGCGTGCAGCCCAAATTGGATAACGGTCCTGACCGCGTGGCTTACCTGGGAAAGCTCCCACTACACCACCAGTTGCCATGTAACTTGCAGTCTCAGCGTTAATCCCAACCCCACCCATCTGAAGTAATCGGTTGATTTCTTCAAGTTGTTTCCGCATATCTTCCAGACCGCCAGCAGCTAAGTCCTTGAAGCTTTGACCCATTGCTTCTGTTGTAGACTTAGTTACATTAGCTAATTCTGGAACAGAAGCTTTAAGTTGCTCGAAAGGCTGACGAATAGTCTGGTCAAAGATCGTAGCCCCTGTCTTTTCTTGAGTGATGCCTTCCATCACCTTAATCCAACTCGAAGTTATCTCTTGTACTTGAAGATCAAAAGCTGCTTTCCCACCACCAGGTGTAATTGCACGACCACTAGCATCTTGCAACGTAAGGTCAGCTTGTCTACCAGCGTTATCGCGAGCTTTTATGATTGTATCTACAGCTGTAGTATAGGCTTGGCGTGCAGCTTCAAGATTTTCAGGCTTAAAGATGGCTACGCCATCCTTAACAGCCTTATCATTAAAGAGTGTCTTTAATGACTCTTGAAAGGCACCCATCTTATTATAAATTGCAAGCTGATCTTCATTAGAAACACCACCAACTCGTATAGCTTTATCTGCAAAACCAGCAAGCTCTTGTGGTTTGTTGCCTAAAGCTTCAAAAGCTGTCTTTTGGAAGGCAAGCTGTTCTTGACGAACTCGCTTGATATCTTCAATACGTTTCTTATAGACTTCCTCTTCACCAAGTAAGCGTTGCTCAGTAGTCTTGAGATAATCTGCACGCTCTTGAGCTTGAGCTTCTTTGAACAAAGATTGACGCTTAGACCAAAGCAAAGTCTCAATAGCGATACGTTCTTCGGGAGTTCCCGCACTTTCCCGAATATCTTTCTCTAAGCGACCAAGTTCGCTTTGTAACTTGTCAGGTGCAAACTTACCACCTTGACCTCGGAATTCAGACTTAATAGAACCTGCTTTATCAAAGATATCAAGTTTCTCGTAACTCTGAAGAGCTTGCTCAAGTTTCCTAAGCCGCTCAGTTTCAGACTTATCAAGAGCTTGATTCTCTACAATCTGGGCTTTCTTAGTATTGGTGTACTTCTCTTCAAGAGCAGTCCGTTCAGCTAAAAGCTTATTAAGTTTCTGCTCCAAAGGTAAAGTATCAACCAAGAATAGACCAGTAGCACCAGCAGCTTCTGCTTGTTTCTTCTGAAGATCGGTTTGTAATTCAAAGCGATCCTTCTCAATCTTAGCAATTTCATCGAAGAGTTGGCGAGCTTCATCAACAGCTTCAGGAGTACCTACTCCAAAGAGTTGAGCCGCACGAGATTTTAAGTTCTCTGCTTGCTTCTTCAGCAGTAAGTCTTTCTGCCCACCAATACCACCAAACTCACCACCGAACTCTTCATTAGCATACTTGAACTTAGTATCGAATAATAGCTTGTCTAAAGTCTCACGGAAACCAAGCATCTTCTTGGTTGACTTATCAATTTCCGTGTTAGCTTCAGTTACACCCTTTCGAATTTCCTTGATACCGTTCTTGATACCGTCAGAATAAGTTCCAAACCCAATCTTAATAGACTCATTGACGCGCTTTGCATTTTCCTTAGCTTCATCGAGGAACTTCTTGTTGGCAATCGTAGCCTTAGCGATAGTTCCACTAATTTCACGAAAAGTCTTGCTAAGATTCTCCGATTGAGTATTAAGACCAGCAAAGGTATCTTTCTTAGCTTCTTCATTAAAGCCCTGGAATTGTCGCTTCAGTCTTTCTAAAGCTTCTCCTGTGGCATCAAGCTTTGTAAGATCAACTTTACCGAATGCGTCCTCTATACCTTTCAAGCCCCAAATTTCTTGCAATGAGTCGCCTAATGCTAAGCCACCAAATACACCGAGTGCAGGTGCTGCAAATAGTAAAGCTTTACCTAAGGTGTTAAGCGATCCTGCAAAACCGAATGTTGCAATCTTACCTGCAATAGCTGCTGCCGTATAAGCACCTAAGGCAATTGCAGCTGATTGTGCTACTGGAACAAGAACACTTAATCCATTTTCAATACCCTTAGTTCCGCCAACAAACTCAAACATATTAGCAGTAATTTCTAAAACACGTTGACCGAATTCAACAGTAAAGATATTACTGACTTTATTAAATTCTTTAACTAATTTGTCTGCGGAGCTTTCACCACGGATTGCAACAGCGTCATTATAAGTTTTAATAACACCAGTCGTATCACTCAGCTTACCTGCAAAACGTTCAATCTGGTCAATAGATTGCTCAAAGACACCAAACTGCTTACGACCACGAATTTCGTCGAAGAACGCAGAAACATCAACTTGACCAGTCTTGACAGCCTCAACCATCTTACGCAGAACACCATTGAAGCCTAGCAATTTAATTGCAGCTTCGCCGGTATTAACACCTAAGCTTTCAAAGAATGCTTGCGTTGCGTCAGTTGGCTTTTCTAACTTAATAAGTAAGTTAGTTAAAAGCGTTAAGGCATCAGCAGTCTTAAAACCTTTCTGCGTCGTGATAGCAATTACAGAGTTCAATTCCTCGATAGACACGCCGAGGTTAGAACCAAGAACTGCCACACGACCGAAGGTATTGGCAAGCTCACTAGAGACAACACGACCTTCATCAATAGTCTTGAAGAAGATTGCAGAAAGTCGCTCAGCATCGCTTACAGATAATCCATAGGCATTAATTGCAGATGAAAGCAAGTTAACAGAATCTGGTAACTCACTTCCAGTTACACGCGCTAGGTTAGCAGCTTGCTCAACAAACGGTGCTGTATCAGCACCGCGAGCAACTTGATTACTAATAGTGTCATAGAAAGCCTTACCTACTTGATTAATGTCGATGCCTGAACGATCCGAGACACCCCGAACATCACTACCAAATTTAGAGAATGATTGTTGAGCGTCTTGCGAAATCGTTCGGATTAACGATAATTGAACCTGAAAATCTTTAGCAGATGCAATACCTTGTTCAATCTGATTCGAGATAAAGTTAAAAGCACGATAAGTTACGAAGTATTGTAACCCACGGCTAATACGTCCTAAGACTTCCTCCCATTCAATACTTTTACTTACAACGTCTGTAAGCTGATCTTTGAATTTAATGTTTTTCAGAGCCGTAAAAAACTGACCGTTACTATCTACATATCGCTTAAAAGTAGCAGTAAATTCTTTGCCATCTTTAGTCATACCTTGAATCGTTGAGCTGATTTGGTTACCAGCGCGATTGAAAGTATTGACTGTACTTGTAACTTGCTCAATACGATCTTTAATTGCACCTAATTGAGCAGTCAAGCTATTCATAGCAGATGCAGCTTGCTTTGTATCTGCTTGAATATCAATTGTAGGCATTATTTAACCTGCTTTCGCGTCATGAATTTCAGCGGGTCAGGAAGCTCTAAATTTTTATTTACATATTCAACAAAGGCTTCACCACCCGCTTTGAACGCTCCCCATTTTTCTGTGTCAAATTTATCAAAGTAAGTAATGTCTACTTTAAAGCGAAAGTAGAATGTAGTCTTACCTGAAGCCAATGATCCACCAGTGATGTCTAAAATCTTATCGGTAGGCGTTGCAAACGGTCGCCCTGATTGTGGACTACGCTCGATCTTTTGACCACCGGGAGGAGTATAGTACCAGCCACGACGATATTTGCTGGTAATTTTCTCACCACCACCGCGACCAGCTGTTCCTCGACCTTGCGTGGTACGAATTCGAACGCCTGATGTTTTATCGTTTGTAACTTTACCAAATAAGTCTTCTGCGTTTCTGAAAGCTCCTCTCGCCATTCCTGTCCAGATAGGAATGCGAGGGATGGCTGCGAGTAGAAACTTTTGACCCGCTTTCATAAAGACTTTACGGATTTCAGCCTTTACCGCAGCCATATACTGTTCTTTATCGAACTTTTCAACAGTCGCTGATATGGTTAGAATCATAATAGTCCTCGACGAGATTTTTCCTTAGCTTCGTCGTGAGAACGAATTTGATCGTAACCTAACAACGACGCTTGTTCCCAAGCATTCATATCATCCCACCTAGCTTTACAACCAGGCGGGATGATATGAAAACGTTCGCAAGCGTGCCATATCGCAAATTCGTGAGTTCGGTAATCCGAGATCACTGTTTTGTCGATAAGTCCGCTTGCTGAGATGCTAAAAAACGTTCTCGTGCCTGCCTTAGCATCTGCTCAGTAACCATGTTAGCTTCAAGAAACTTAGAATAGATAAGCTGGATTTCCATTACGGAGAATCCAGCTTCTTTAAGTTCTGTACGCCAATTGACCCAAGATTTGGGGTCATCCATTCTAATGGTTAACCATTCAATCTTACTGGGTTCAAGAGACTTCAGAACATACCAAGATTCTCGTTGCTCTGCATATAAGCCAAGTGCCGCTTTGTAACCGGGATCATCATACTTCGCCACCTTACCCTCGCCTGGCTTAATGGCCATTGGAGGCGTAGGTTCGGGGCAAATCTTATGAAACTCCGAATCATCATTAACGGCAATGAACTTAAAGGGGATATCATGGTCGTCCCGAGGAATTACAATAAGAACTTCCTTCGGGCCTTTCATCTCAAGGCCACCAATCTTAAGCGGCATAGCTAACCTCATTATTGAGCAATACGGACAGCAACTGCATCAGTTGCAAGGCAACGACCAGTACACTGAATGGTACCAGCCTTAACGTCGTGAGCCAACTCTTCATAGTAAAAGCGCGGCAGCGTGACCTTCTCGATTTCTACAGCTTCGCAGTTCGGCGGAGTGTGGACAACCCAGATATCAACACAGTAAGGAGCGCAAGGGTCTTCCGTATTAGAAGTAACCCACGCCGCTGCCTCACCAACACGCTTTAAAACATCTTCAGGACTCGGCGGATCACCGGTAGATGCGGTAATTTCGTTGTACTGAAGACTGAAGTTAACATCCATCGGCTCTTCGTCAGCATTACGAACCGTGTCAATAGTGCCACGATCCATAATGAATTCGCGAGGCTTCTTCTCCGTCCAAGCGATGGTGCCATCACCAACCTTGATACGCAAGAATTGGCCATCGACGGTAACAACGTCATCATCAGCAACAGCACCCCTCAAGCCAGGTGTGAAGTTGATGGTAGTCGTGTTACCCATCGTTTCGACGGTCGAAGTTACTTCGTAAAGCGGCACGCCATCAATTGTGATGAACGAGCCTACGGGAATAATCCCAGTAATGCCGTTCACAACAATTGAAGTTGCACCTTCCATATAACCAGTCATGAAGTCGACGGCACCAGTCATAATATTGCCGTCAACGAAAAAGACCTCAGCATTCTTAAGGTCAATTACCATAGGTTACCTTAGGGAAAAGAACATTTCATAGTGAGCTTCAACAACGCTTTGATATACTTCAGTATTCGGATCAATCATCCCAAACTCACTAGTTTTAATAGCTTCATGTGGGATGAGTTGCATAAGTCCAACTAGTGAACCGTCATCAGCTTCATTGCTTTCTTCATTACCTGTTTTATAGATACAGAAGTCACGAGTTAAAGCTTCTGACGCAACACCTTGCAAGTTCTCTTTCTTGTATACATTGGCTTGATCTCTTGTACTATTACAAAGAATATTCACTTCAATGTAAGCACAATATTCGCCCTTAGTACCATTAGGCTTAACGTAAGGGCCATCAATACGAAGTTCATAGTGGTCAGGTGTTAACGAAGTCTGGCGATCTTCACCTTCAACAAAAAGCGATGCACCGCTAAGTAGCTTGCGTAGCTGTTTGCGGTATGATGCACTAATCCACCGCTTTAAATTAGTTAAGCTCATAAGTGACTCTCCCTTGAATTTGAAGGGTATTGAAAGCCCGCTGCCGAACTTCGGCATAGGGATTCGCACCCTCAACTCCACGGACGGTCAACAAATAAGCCTGGTCATAGAAGCTGGTAATAGATACCCGCTCGTATCGTTTGTGCCCGTGTGTAATATACCCGTTAAGTTCAGGATTGAACTCAGGAGGCATATCGTGTATATCAAAAAGAATATTGAACGTATTAAAGTCGTTCAAAGCACCATAGGTGAAGTTCTTATTCGCGGCTAGGTAACCGATATCTTGAATGAACTTACGAAGCTGATTCAAAGGCAGTAGTACGCCACGAAAGTGGAGTACATTGCGGTCAATTTGCCGCCTTCCAGTTCGATCATCAACTTCGCTTCGAATTATTTGAATATAATCGAACTCGGCTCCCCACTGTCTTTTGAAAGTGTAAAGCAGGCGGCGAAGCATCATCGTACTCATGTGTTCGCCCCTAAAAGGCCAGGGAGCCAGTAACGGCTCCCTGGCTTTGAGTAGGATTAGCCGACAAGCACTGCACCAAGATCGGTGTCAAGAACCTGGATACCAGCAAGGAAGTCCAGAGTCCACATATGCTTCTGATACGTGGCATCGTAGCTAATGGTGCTACGCATTGCCAGACCATTCATGCTAACGCTGCTGGAAAGCGCACCAGCACCGCTCTTAACCGGAGCAAGACCGCGGATCGCGAGTGTGATCGCGTCCCGGTGAATGCACAGGTTGTAAGCACCAGCCGGACCGATGTTAACCGTAGCGTCGTTAACAATAGCATCGGCCAGTGCCCGGTCAAGGGTAATGCCCGTAGTACCGTTAACAGCGATGATGGTGTAACGGTTGGTCGTATCCGTACCGAAGGTAACGAACTGGCCAACACGCGGAGCCACCGTGAAACCATCAACAGTGATTTCCTTAGACCAACCAGCCGCGTAACCTGCAAGCAGGTTAACAGCACCCGGCGTATAGACAGTCACGGTCGCATCGTCGGCAACAGCGCGAACAAGGCCATACGAAAGCGTAATAGCCGTGGTCGGAGCAGTACCAGTACGAGCCGAAACTTGGTAAGGAATACCGTCGATAGCAACCCACGTACCAACAGTGATTTCGCCCGTACCGGTGTCAACGGTAAGAGCTGTATCACCAACATTGTAACCCGCGGCGTTATTGATAGCAAACGAGCGAACGGTGTTGCCGTTAGCCACGTTAGCCATGTTGAGGTCTTTGTAGAAGTCAAAGCCCAACTTGTGACCGATGGTTGCATTACGCAGACCTTCGGTGTCACCGCGCTTATCAGCAGACGTGAACCATTCCGGACGCAGCATATCACCTTCAGTCTTGCTGCTCAGAATCAGGTTACGACCAGCCTCGTAAGCCTTGTTATCATCCATCACCTGACGGAGATCGATGATGTAATCCTTAACATTGCTGGTGGTAATGCCGTTAAGCTTACCAGCAACGTTAGGAAGGAATCGAGGATACTGGCCGAGAACCGTCCGGTCAACCATACGAGCCAAAGCGATAGCTGCCGGACGAGCGTACTCTTCCGAAAGCTTCTTCATCGACATCGTCTCTTCGATATCGTCGATGGTGAACGTAACGTGGCACCACTGGTCCAGCGTAACCTGGACGTTATCAGCGATCGCGTCCTGAATGGTGACAGCGTCACCCTTCACCTTACGCTTACCCTCGAACTCACGCGGACGACGGGTGTTAACCACGTCACCGAACTTCTGGAAATACTTCTCAAAGTCGCGGTTCACAAGGCTAGCCGCAACCATATTTTCTTCAAGAATAGCAAGCGTCTCATTCGCCCACCACTCCGGAATGTACGGGTCGATCTGGTTGTCGAAGTAGGTAACAGTCTTGAGCTTTAACATAATACCCTTTTACTTTTGATTTTTCCGCCAAGCACGATACTCGGCAGGATCACTAGGAGGAGGACCGCCACCGGCTTTGTTATTGCCGTTGGCACTTGGAGAACCACCAATTCCAGGTACACCGTTCACTAAAAAGAGATTAGAATAATCCGGATCTTCACGCAACTTACCAATTGCCTCTACAACGTCGAGTTCAACGTCAACAGGCTTCTTGGTCTTAGGGTCAAGAACAGTCATAGGGAGCTTTGGAACGAAGCGACCAGTCGGCTGACCTTGATCGTCAACTTCCTCAACGACCTTAACTTTATGACCGAACATAGCGATAATCTGACTGGCTTTAGCAGCCTGATGCTTTGTAGCACCTTCCAAGAGAGCCTGAGTCGCAAGCGTAGTATGGAACTGACTCTGCCACTTCTTAGCTTCATTGGCTAAGGTTTCAGTTTCAGTCTTGTACTTCTTGCTAACCTTCTCAAGTTCACCTGAAAGTTGCTGCTCCTTCGTCAAGTGCTGTTGTTGCAACGTAGTAATACGAGCATCAAGCTCGTCCTTCTGCTGTTGCGTCAAATTAGCATTTGAACGAATCTCTTCAAGCTGCTTTACAAGCTGAGCGTTCTCCTGTTGTAGAGTACGCTTATGCTCCGCCATCATCTTGTTCACTTCATCTTGAGTGAACACCTTACCAGCCGGAGGCGGCGGGGGAGGCGGAGGCGGAGGAGGAGGCGGGGAGTTACCGTCGCCATCAAAGTAAGTCTTGGTCTTAATCCGAATCACGAATCTCTCCTAAGTGAAACACCCAACCGCGGACGTAAATAAGGCAATAACAAATTCCATGCAGTTTTGCATGGTATGCCTGAATTAATCCACGGCGGTATTGAACTCCGGTCGTAATCCGACCGTAATCCACCATAACCCTGAGAGGACATAGCAAGGTTGTCTGCCTCAGTATCAGGATCAACCCCGTTAAGCAAGGCCAAAGCAAATTCGTATGTGGCTTGCCTAATGTCTACCGGAACTTCGGTGTCCGTGCCCCTAGGAAACTGCAAAGGTTGATCTTCGTCAGCTTTCTCACCTACGAAATTCAACCTATCAATCCGCTTCGTTGCACTAACCAAAGCTTGAAGTCGCTTTAATCTTTCCGTATAATGCCATCGTTGACCTTCAAGCATCATAGCGAAATAATTATCCGCTTCTTCGACACTACCGTAGATTGGAAGTGTGGAACCATTGGCAACCACAACTTCCTGTGTCAGTAGAATAATGCTTTCAACCGACCGGATGATGATTGCCATTAGTTAATTCTAACCCCTTCAAATTCCAAAGTGACCGTAGAGCGATTACCTTGATCGCCCTCCCACCGGCCAACTTCTGAAAAACTGAATGGATTATTGGTGAATTGAACTCTCCAGAGTTCACCCTTCCAATTCTCCAAAGTGAAGTAATTGCTATTGTTATTAAGTACAAAGTTCCTTAATTCAATAGCTTTACGCCGATCAATTACAAAGCTATAATTCAACCTCGAAGTTAATGAAGCTCGAACATATACTCGACGATCCCCATTCATTGAACGTTTGATATTGATAGTTCCATTGGAACCTTCAAAATCATTAAATTCAGGAGTAGGCAACACAATTGCTTGTGTATCAGATCGCAAAGTAACAAGCCGACGAATCTTAACTACAATCAATTCCGGAACAGTTACATACGTCCCATCACCCAAAGGCTTAGCAAAGCTACTATTGAATGTAATCGTGTTTGATACTGAACGATCAAACGTCGCATTCATTGCTAACGTTTGCGTCAATTCAATAGTATGGGATACTGACCTATTCCGAATCACAGACAGTGAGACTGTCTGGGTCAAAGTAGTCAATGAATTCGTTGCTTCATTGTATCTTGTACGAACTAAATCTTGATCTAATGGAATCGTGCTACTTACAGACTCTTCGATTAACCGAGTGCCGCGTGCGTTCTGAACAAAAGCAAGAATACTACTTGCTTCAAGGTTCAGAGTTTTCTTGACTGTTACAGTTTGATTAAGATTAATCGTGCTTGTACGCGAGCGACCAATCGAATAACCAACTTCAACAGTTTGATTTAAAGCGATTTCACTATATGCGGCCTTAGCAGCAAACGCGCTTGCAGTGTGTGTTAATACTAATGTATTAGAGGTTGGTTTGCTTGCAAATCCTGACACAGACTGTGAAAGCGCAATCGTGTTCTCAGCTGACCGATTATATAGACCTTCCAACGAAACAGTTTGAAAGGGGATCAGTAAGCTATTAAGAGAACGCTCTCGACTGATCGTGTAACTTGCATCTTGTGTAAATTCAAGTTCATTTTCTGCGGCTACATTAACACCCTTAATTACCTCACTCGTTAAGGTAATTGTACTGCTAGCTTCAACCGCGATAGACTTATTAACTTCAACAGATTGTTGTAAGTTAATAGTGTTGTCTGCTTCTTCTTCATAAAGACCAGCAACAGTCGATGGATCGCTTAAGACTTCAACATATTCTTGAAAGCATCGAGCAGAAGAACGAGAAGTTGCTAGAACTTCCGCATATATTTGATATACCTGAGCATGTGGAGTACCAGTGCTCAGAACCTCACTATATATTTGTAAAATTCTAGCAACAGGAGCGCCAGATGCTAGAACTTCTACATATTCTTGATAGAGTCTAGCATTTGATGCCATATTACACCGTTACTTTCAATCCAAATTCAGCGGCATCAACATCAGATTTAGTCCAACCAGAGCTAGTACCTGGATTGGTTTCGTAAATCTGTTGATAATTTACAGATGTTGCGCCAAGAGATTGATTAGAACCATCGTAATCAGTTCCACTGTGTCGAACTACAGGACATACAGAACGAGCGTCAGCATCAGTACGCAAACTAATGTGATTAATGGATAGACCATGAATCACAGTTGTAGTTGAAAGCGTGTCTGTGAATGCATAAGTATCCTTATCATTAACAGCCGCACCATCATTATAGTCTGCGGTATTCAGTGCAGTTTCGTCAACCTGCTGGTAATTGTTAACAGAATTACCATCACTACCAGTGAAATTACTAGTATTACCGTTATCGTTAGGGTACAATGTCTGAATCCGAGCATCACCTAACGGTGCATTATTAACTGAGCCAGTTAAATCAAGCCAATATACATCGTCGATAAAGGTAGTATTATTCGTAGCGGTATTCGGAGACGGACCGAGCAGACGAAACTTAGTAGCGTAAGCGTTAGCCGTATTCTGAGTATCTGCTGCGGCTGAAAGCGTAAGGACAGCAACACCATCAAAATACAAAATAACGTCACTACCACCAATACTGTTGTTAATTGCCCATTTAAGCTCAACGTACTTCCACGTACCAGTCGTCAATGTCTCAGTAGTAGTACCAAGAACAGTGGAAGTGGTAGCACGGCAAATAGATACAGTATTGTCTGTATTTAGACGCAAGAAAATCTGTACTGTTGTGTCATCAAACAACACCAACATATTACAGGTTTGCCCGGCTGTATCGTTTCTGAAAGCAAAACCAATTACACCACTAGCTTCATTAGAACCGAAAGCTTTTTCAATATAGTGGTTACTATTGGTACAAGACAAATAGTTACCACTACCTGAACCAAAGCGTAAAGTTCCAGCAATATTACCCGTAGCTAACCCGGAGCTTGCAGTCCATTTTAGTTGAGTAACAAAATTACCAATTGTCGTCGTCCAGTCAAAACCTTCAGTGAACCTAAGCATTTATACCTCTGTTAAAGCTTCAAGATACATTTGGCGATTACGGACAGCACCTTCACCACGACTCAAAACTTCGACAACTTGTTGATACGTTCGGGCGTGCGATGTACCTTTACCCAACAGTTCAACATATATCTGTCGAAGTCTTACTGCCCCTTCACCAGAGCTTAGGACTTCAACTACGATTTGACTGTTACGGATCATTCAGCCCCTCTAGTTTTGTCCTGGGCGGGATTCGATTGCTTGTCTTTATTTTTCTGAGAATTATCCTTTTCACGCTTTGCATCAGCATCTTTACCTTGAACCGGAGCCTCATCAGGGTTACCGCGAGCGGCACCCTTAGCTTGACTCTCAGCAATCAAGGCTAGACGCTTAGCATGTTCCTCTTGGGCCTTAGGTACAACCTTATCACCGTTAAAGCCAAGAGCATTGGAACCAGTAACTGCATCTACCATCCCAAGTTCCGAAGCTGTCTTAATCAAGTCAGGATCGGAAGAAATATACTCAGCTTCATCGATCTCTTGCTTAATCGTTTCAAGAGTTTTGTTAGCAACCTTATCTGAAAGCATAACATCAACAATTTGTTTCCCAACTTCCTTTGCAAAGGTTCGCGAAGGAGCGGAAGTCTTAATGTCGTTAAGTTTCTCAGCTTCATTAAGACGCTGTTCATCACTCTTGAGTGTATACTTAGGCGGATACTTAACTTCAGCAGGCTCTTCGCTTTCGTAGCCAGCCCAAATCTTGGCAATTTCGCGTTCGCCCCATTCAAGCTCCAAGCCAATATAGCTTAAGCCTGATTCAATGCCACGATCGTCCATCTGCTTTGATTCAGCAGATGCGTGCTGAGGTTGAGCGTTAGAAGCTGCGACATCAATAAGTTCAAAGATGTCAGCTTTCATTTGCTCTTGCTTCTTCATGCTAGCAAGAAGCGGCTCAGTAGGTGGCGCAATGAAATCGGGGCGATCAACACCCTTAGGATATTTGCGACCTTTCAAAGTACCTACAATTACTTCATCATCTCGGTCGGCTCGCTGCGAGTCAACATACGTCCCTTCGGCCGGGTCAACACTAGCATTACGAGCAATATTAGGCAAAGGAGGACGACGGTTATACACCTGAGCAGCAACAGGATCGAACTGCTCAGTGTAGAACGGAAAGTTCGCATTCTTGACATAGTTAAGGTCTGAAGAAGCTAGATTAAGAAGGCCAATTTGATAATCAGCAACGTCCGCTAATAAGCTTTCTTTCAAACCAAGAACTACGAAAGGCAAACGCTTCAAAGGAAGGGTGATTTCTGGCCCGTCCTTAATATCGTTTTCATCATCTTCGTCATTAGCAGTCCAGAATTGGATATGGACATAACCGTCTTCTCCAATCCACATATGACGAAAACGTTCCCGCGTTCCGCCAACTAAGCCTGTAGTTTGATCGTAAGTATAGTCTGTATCACGAAGGAGAATGTTATAATATACAAATTCACCGTCGTAATACGACCAATTCCAACTAAGAATGTCTTCAGCTTTGTAAATATAAAGATAAGGCTTCTTATCGTTATTCTTAGATAAAAGCTTACCGTCTAAGGGTGGTTTGTCAACGTATACTCCAACAGTTCGCATAGTCATCAGTTCAGGGAGAACCTTTTCTCCCATGAACCGATTCATCGCAGAACCATAGAGATCTACGCCACCCTTTTCACCGTTACAAGCTGAAATATAAGACTTAGGACCACCAATGCGAACAATCTCAGACATTCGCGAATAGAAGGTATTTTTGAGCTTATTAATACCTGCTTTTGCGAACGAAGGAGAGTGGGCCATTGCCCTACGCTCCTTGAATTCATTTTCGTCTTCACGCTTTGAAAAACGAACTAAGTAGTTCTGAACAAAGTTACGTCCACCTTGGAAAGTTAGACGCCACTTAACGTAATCTTCATAGCTACGAAGATAATCGGGGTGTCTGATCGCTGAAATTTTCATTTTACCCTCTAATATCGCTTGAAACGCCTAAGCCTAGAGCGAAGGGTAACGCAATTTCAGCGTAATTCCTCGCGTGTCCATAGTGGTCATGTCGATTGCCAGGAGTTTCGTACCTAGCAATAGGATTACCGTCCTTATCCTTCTTCGGGATACGGACTTGCGCTTTCACTTGGTCCTTGTAGGCGATGGTAGTGTCAATAGGCAATAAAATAGTGCCTGTTTTGAAACGTCCAAGGCTTAAATCTAGCCAAGAAGTACGGTCAACATTAATAATCGCTTCTTCTTCGCTAGAAATCGTAATATTCCGGCCATTTACGCCAACAGGATACCGACAAAGTTTTACTCTACCAGGAAACCTGTTAGCAAACTCCAAAGCTTTACGTCGCTCAGGTTGAGAGTCGATCACGCAAAAGTGAACGCCCATATCAAACATTAAGCGGTCAAGTTCTTCGAAGTGGTCAAGTTCCAGGTGATTAAGAACCCGGCAACGAGCGTAAGAATTAATATCATGGCCGGAAGCTCCGCCCAAGTCCCACTGGTCAATTTCAACGTGAAGCTGACGACCAACGTCAACTCCCATTGTGACAATACCTTGACGATTGAAGTCAATTCTAGAGTGAGTTCCAATACATTGGTCAAGCATCCCGTCAGTAATCCGGGCACCAGCTACAATGTGAGGCATTCCGAGCTTTGCATTGAACAATGTTTGCTCGGCAGACGGGTCTTTTAAGCTATTAAGGAAAGCTTTAGCGAAAACCTCCGGATGAAGGTGCATCGCGTAAAGCTGATTAATGTAAAAGCCACGAGCGTCCCGCCCAGGATGCTCTGCAACCCACTGACCTTTATTAAGGAACTCAAACTTAGCTTCATGTGGAAGAACAGCTTTACACTCGTTGCAAATTAAGTGCGATTCTTTAGTACGAGGGTCAGCAGCGTCATCTCCACAAATTACAACATTTTCTGGATATCGTAGTTCAATCAACTTACTGCAAGACGGACAAGGGAAGAAGAAGTGTTCTTTCGTTGTGTCATTGTAGTAATAATTGATGCCGTAATCAGGAATAGTTGGAGTAGAAAGCATCAACTGGTGACGCTCGATCTGACCAGAAAGTCGTTCCTGTGCAATAGAGATATTCTCTTGCGCCATTTCGTCAAGTTCATCAAGAACTAGTAACGAAACAGGAATCGACATAAGGCCAGATCGAGAGTTCGAGCCACGAATGAACAAGTTTGAAGAACCTGCTCGCTTATGGCCCACGTTTTGAACATCTGAAAATAACGTTTTTAAGTGTTCTGACAACTCTAACGCTTTATCAAAGCGACTAGAGGAAAAGTCAGCAGCATCAGGGCGGGTATTAGGCAATACGTAGAGAACATCCATTCTCTTTACGTCAATAAAGAAGAATGACTTATTAAGTGCCCATTCAGTATACCCGCACTGAGCTGCTTTTTGCCCTACATTGAGGCTAGCTTTAGAGTCATGCATATCCCTTAGCCAAGGATGGTGTTCAAAAGTCCACAATCCAGGGTAAGGGTGCCCCATATAACGATATTTGCAAGCCCACCGACTAGGTTCAGTGATCGACTTGCGCGACAGCCCTTGCTGAATGCGTTGGGCTAGCAGCGTTGATAATTGACTCACAGATTTTAGCCCCAATCTCGTTCAAAGCATCTGGATCTTTAATGTAATTGCCAATAATCGTTGTAATACTGTCGGCAATTACAATCACAATCTTGCGGTCAAGAAGATTATTGTTCTTTTCCTCAAGATTTTGTGCTGTTTGAATCAGCTTTGAGACAACATTGACAAGATTAGTGATCTTGTCGCTATAAATCATCAACTTATTAGCGTTATCGCACTGATTTAGCAGATTTTCAAGAGTCATGCGAATGATGCCGATTTCTTCCCGAAGATTTTTGACCTCCGGATTGTTAGCGAAATCAGCGACACGCTCGCTATACTGTTGAAGGCGATAATTTGAAAGCGCCGCCTTCTTATTCAGATTCTCTTGGTTGATTCCGCCGTGTAGCCGACAGAACTTAGAACCATCTACAGCCTTCATTGGACATTGATCTCGCGACATGCCAACATTAACAGCATGGCAACGCCGCGGATCATCGGGAGCTACACGTTCATAATCCATCTTACAGTCCTAACTTGCTGAGTCCCCACTTAACAAGCTTTGTAACCAAGGCTTGAACGAGGATTTCGAGTTCAGGGGATAGGGTTACTGGCTGGTCGCTAGCCAATTGCGCAACAATCTCATTAACCTTAGGATCAGTAACTTCTGGCGGAGCGTCAAGGAGGTATTGTGCTTCTTGAAAATACTTCCCTAAGCCAAAGCCAGCAAGCTCCCACACTGCTAAGGACAAACGGCCAAGGTCAGTGTCCGCTTTTGTTAGAAAACGGGCAACCTGCCGGGCAGCCTGGAGCGGGAATTCCTTGGGAAACATTTTTATAGCCCTCTAAAGCAATAGAAAGTTTGAGTAACTTGTCTTCCAACGCGGCCATTCGCTCTTTATTTACGCCTTCAATTGCTTCGAGTCGTGCTTTATTTTTCTCACTTTCAACAAATTTGTCATAAAGGTCTTTAATTTGTCGATCCTGAGCTTCATCACGCGCACGAAGCGTAGAAAGTTCTGCGTCTCTATATTCAAGAATACGTTTCCATTCGGCTTCCGTATTAATACGATTACTTTTGTCGTGTTCGGACTGCTGGTGGGCAACTTCCAAGTCCAAAATCCTTCCTTGCTTAGAAAGCTCGAATTGGGCGTTTCTAAATTTAATATACAAAGGTACGCCGGAAGCGACCGCTCCCATCAAGGCGGAGATCAGTGTCGAAAGCCAGTCCATTCAGAAACTCCTCCGGGACAACCCGGTGAAGAGCTGCCCGGAGGCGGGCTAAGACTATTTTGGATCACCCCCTCGGCATTCAGTGTAGACAACATTGCTACACTGTACGTCTTAGCCCGTTCAACCATCGTGGCACGCCGGATGCCTACCACTACCCCTGGCTGAACATCCTGGAGAGCTTTGCTCTCTGTGAAGGAGTGAAGTGCATCGGGGTACCGCAACTTCAGGCTCTTATACAGCTTTAGATCGACACAATCGACCCAAAGAATGAATAATTGCCCTTCCTTCATTGGCCGGGACAAATCATTAACATAATTTGCCCTACACTTCATCCTCTCAAATTCCATTGAGAGTTTGATCTCTTCCTTATCCGCTGCGAATAATGAAGTAGGTAAAATCAAAATGATAGGCAGGGTAAGGAAGATTTTTCTCATGGCTTGTAAGTGTGTTCCCAGAAGATCGATACAGTAGCGGTTGCTACTGTGAAGGTAACATCGGCCGTACCAGCGAACACAAGTCCCCAACAAAAATCGTCGGACATTCCAGCGGCAACATCAAAGACATAGGAAGTGGTACCGTCAGAAATAGTGACGGTACCTGTGCCGTTAGCTGTAAAGCGGAGCTTTGTAATCAGAATCTGGCTATTGTCAGGCTGCGCTTTAATAGTATGCGTGCCAAGAGCAGCCAGACGAATATAGCTCATTAGTGTCTCCAGGTGACAATGTCTTGGGCAGGGTAGCCGTCGAACTGACTACCAGTGAAGGAGTCACCTTGACGGAGCATACGTTCACAAATTTCAGCGTCAACAAAGAAAGAGTTATCGGGTTGATCCAAAGCTAAGGGGCCATCCGGAACCATTCCGCCCCACGATTGGAGGCAGCCCAACCCCGGACGCCGACCCTTACGCGTTGCCATGAACAACATGGCGTGATACCAAGTACCCTTCGGTCGGCAGAAACCGTCCGAATCACGGGTCATGGTGAAACCCTGATCCGAGCAAACGACCACGGGGTAACCGTTATCAATCGCCGCGACAGCTTCCTTGTAAGATTTCACCAGGGAAACTGTTTTGACGAGCTTTGTTTTAGCGTCAGGTTCAAGATTGTCGGGTAAGCCTTTGGCTCCCCATTCCTTTGCACGGCGCGAATCATAAGCTCCGCTGAGTCCCTTACGCTCAAGGTGCTTACGACTGAGGTTGCCCCATAAGTTAACTGCTCGGAGTGCCCAGATTCCGGTGGAACCGTCCGAATAGGAACCTCGCTGACCACCAACTTCTACTCGACTTAAAGCATAGATAACTTCCGTGGCGATCTCTTCGTAAGCCAAGATAATATTATTCTTGGCAAGCTCATCGTCTGGATCGACAGTTTTAAGAGCTTGATCGATAGCTACACATTGAAGGTAGTTGACGAAGTTCGCAGTTGCCCACGAAACACAGTCGCCAATTCCTTGCGGACCCTTCGGAGCGTCCTGATTAATGACACTGCGAACAATCTTATAAAGAAGAGTGTCGGCGTCATTAGTCTTAGGTTGAAGGGAATTGCCAAAGAGTGGCTTTGGAAGCTGAGTTAACTGTCTTTGGACTTCTTCGGGATTGTTAACCCATCCAAAGTGCATGTGCATAGTAGGCAACCCATTATAGGATGGTGGCTAGATAATAAATGAAAGCAACAATGGCAGACAATTAGTCTGGAATTTTCTTCAACGCTGCGATCACGTCCTTTAGTGCAGCGGAAAGCTTGGCTTTGTTCCATCCTTGTTGCCCAACCTTTGCAACAAAGTAATCGGCAACTGTATTGCGGACGTTTTGAAGGTCGTTGCCAATCCGCTTTGGAGTCTCAACCTGAAGAACTTTTTCGACTTCCTTGAAGGATGTATAATTGTCGATATCCTCCAAAACAACTTCGTAGATAGCAGTTAGCTTTGCCTTTGATTCAGCAGCCGGTGAGACCTTGTAGGCCGCGAGGAGGTCTTTGTAAAGCTGAGAATCGACTGGGACGGGAGTGGGTGAGTCGCCGTCCGGGGATACAGTAACTTCATGCGTTTCAAGAAACGTTTTTCCACCCTTTGTCCCTGCAATAACGAAGGTATATAACGTAGACTTTTGGTCGGCTGGAACCGACTTTTTACCTGGGACGAAGATGATCCATGCTTGGCCACCAAAGTCCTTGGTTGCTAACCAGTCAGGGTTGTCAGGAAAGCACTTAATTTTCGGGTCATCAACTTCCAGTTGCGATAATTTCAGCTTTAGCATGTAGCCAACAGTCGCCGTCTTGTCGCCTTCAACCTTAATCTGCGCATTTGCATTGGTAGCTAAAGCAAAAATCGCGATAATCGCTAAAAACATCTTGTTCATTCTGATACTCACTCACTTATTGGACAAAATCGGAGTGTATACACTCCTTCCTACCAGTGATACGCAGTTTGCGGCACCAAAAACCATTTTATTTTGTTGTCCAAAAAGCGAGTGAGAGGACACATAAAATTTGGGGAAATTTTTCTGCTTTAAAACACATTCCCAGCTTTGATAATAGTTTGTACCATTGGGAACTCACCTTTGTAGAAAGCTTCAAATTAATTTTCAGATTTGAAAATTAATTTTCAGATTTCAAAAATTGGGGAATCCCGCTTAGTATCCTAGGTACGTCCAACGTTCGTACAAGTGTATTAGTGTTAGAAGAACTAACCCACCCACCCTCGTCAGACTGTCAGACTGTCATACTCTAACGAGTGTTAGAGTATGATACTTAGACGATTGTTTGAGCATGACATTCTAACACTCGTTAGACTATCAGGTGTACGGATTCACTGACACTTGTACTACCTTGCGAACGTGACATTCTAACAGTGGTTAGACTATACCCCTAGCAACTATCGTGCCAACGACACTTGTATCATGATCCAAACGTACCCTTGTACGGCGAAGCGACCGATTCTAGGGCACCTAGCATCGCCCAGGATCGATCGATTTTCTGACCGTACCTATACCAGTCTTCCGCTTTCGTCGTTCCTAGAGCATCCTATGCGATCCTAGGGGCATGACATTCTGTCATCTGACAGATTTACAAGTGTGGCTTTTGGGGTTTGGCACGATAGTTGCTAGAGTTAAACGCAAGTGTTTCCGTTTTTTCGACATGCATTAGATTAATTTTTGTTTGAACGTTTCCTGCCCCTCGCTTTAGGCAAGGCTAACACCAACACTTAGGCTAGACTAACGATGTACAGTTAGGTGAGGCTAACAAGGTATGTTAGGTGAGGCTAACTAGTCCAGGTTAGGTGAGGCTAACACCAACACTTAGGCTAGACTAAGGACATGGGGTTAGGTGAGGCTAACACCAACACTTAGGGTAGACTAACAAGGTATGTTAGGTGAGACTAACGATGTGTAGTTAGGTGAGGCTAAAGCGTTCCCTTAGTCTAGACTAACACCAACACTTAGGGTAGACTAACACCAACACTTAGGTTAGGCTAACTAGTCCAGGTTAGGTGAGGCTAACACCAACACTTAGGTTAGGCTAACTAGTCCAGGTTAGGTGAGACTAACGTTCCGCTTTCGTCAAGGCTAACAAGGTTTGTTAGGTGGGGCTAACTAGTCCAGGTTAGGCAAGGCTAAAGCGTTCCCTTAGTCTGGGCTAACTAGTCCAGGCAGGCAGGCAGGCAGGCAGGCAGGCAGGCAGGCAGGCAGGCAGGCAGGCAGGCAGGCAGGCAGGCAGGCAGGCAGGCAGGCAGGAAACACGCCTAGAACGCTCTAGGATCAACGAACGTAGTTCAACCGTGGGATTTGTGGTCGGAACTACGTTCGTCGATCCTACGCAACGTGAGAAGGGTTAAAACGAAAACGCCCCGCGAGACTCGCGGGGCGTGGGGAGCGTTGCGGCAGGTTAGACGCGAAACTCGCGTTCTGTCAGACGCAACGCGAGGTCAAACCTTCCCGCCTGATTCGCGGCAACGATGTTACGGAACGTCCAACCGTCGCGGGAGAGTTGCGGAGAGGTCGCGGGGATGATTTCAACACTCGCGTGAGGGTCTAACCGATGGTCCGCCGCGACACGTTCGGCATCTTCCCGCGAGTAGCGTGCAGCGTATCCGACGCAACCGACTAGTTGCCGATCGATTGCGTAGGCGACCCAACGCGAACAAGTTGTAACCTTGACGATGAACATTGTGTTTCTCCGATGCGGGTGAAGGGAACCGAACTAAGTAGAGTCTAGTGCGAGTTGCTCGCGGTGGAGCAACAAAAAAACGAAAAAACCCCGCGAACGCTCGCGGGGTTGTCGGATTTTCGGACTGTTCAGATTTTGACCGGACGCAAGGCGGGACACTTGCCGCGGATACTCAAACCGATAAGCAACGATTGGAAGAAACGAACCGCGGCGGGTTTGCGGAACGCGAGACGCGGATAGAGTCTCACCCAACGCCCCTGCCGATTGCGGAAGAACAAACCGTACATGCGAGCGTTTTTCATTCTAATTCTCCGTTGAGGGTTTGAGGAACGACGTTCTCACATCCGGGCGAGTTTTTCAAAGAAGTCGGGAAACTTGACACCCGCCCACACAACGACCGCGGCGACCAGAAGGTAAGTAACCATGTTGCACCTGTTGTGAAGATAACCGTAACTGAAGGAAGTGTAGGGCGGGTAACTCGGAACGCAAGTAGGTAGCTACCATTTTGTCGAGATTGGCAAGAAACGCTCTAGGATGCTCTAGGATCGATTTCAAGAGGTCGGCAGGGTCAAGACACATCCGCCCCGCGTTCGTCGATCCTACGCAACGCTAGGCATGTAGAAACGAAAACGCCCCGCTAGTCTCGCGGGGCGTGGGGAGCGTTCTCAGTAGGTGCGACGGAGCGTTGCCGTTTCTCCGTTCGCGGAGAACCGCAAGGAAACTCGCGGCAGGTGATCGGTAGCAAGGAACGCGAGTACCGACGATTCCGCCCCATCGATCCGTTGTGAGACGATATAACGATCGTTTCCGGGTAGTCCCGACACAAGATACGTTGACGTTGTGACGTAGACGCGAGTATCAACGTTCTGTGCGGAACGCTCCGCGGGGTTTGTGAGAACGTAGGAACCATCCCGCCGCGGAGTGTAGACCGCGGTATCCACCTGACGCGAGACGATGGTAACTTGCCGACCGTTGAACGTGAACGATTTGCGAGCCTTGCGACGGATGGTAGCGGTCATGAGCGTTTCCCCTTGTTTGCCGCGACGAAGTACCGCGGACAGTAGATTCTAGGTCCGCTAACTCGCGTGGCAAGGAAACTTGACGGATTTTCCGCTTTCAGGTGACAGCGTAGCTTTTCAGGTTACAGATGAAAGCTCCTGGGTGCAACTATCGTGCCAAACTTTCCGGAAACTTTATTTGCATCTCGCGTGGCAGGGGCTAGATACATGGTGTCGGTTCCACTGCCGACGACAACCGATCTTTGAAAACCCGACCCGCACACAGTAACTCGCAACGCGAGTTGCCCGCAACCTCGACAACGCGAGGTGCAAGGGTAACGCGAAACGAGTGAACCGGGCGGGTCGCGTCAGACGGTTCTGACGCGAGTAGACGCGACCTCACTAGCAAGTAGCGTGCCAGTAGACTGAGACTGTAGGGATTACGCTCCGCGGAAGTGTCGGCGACCTCGACAACGCGAGGTGCAACGATACCGGCGGATGCCGAACTGGACAGTGAGAGTAGACCGGAAAAACATGCTGCGAAGTGAACGGGGAAACGCTAATACTCGCCTCAACGTCCGATCTTTGACAATTCAAACCCTGCCTTAAATTTGAGGCTACAGATGAATTTTGAGGCTACACCTCAATAATTCAGCCTGGACCTTAGATTTCATGTCTGGCAAAACCCGCCGCGGCTCGCCGGGAAGATTCTTTACCGGAAGATAACCGGACCGAATTTGAAAACCGAACCGCGACAAACTCAGCCGGGGTGCTACCAGTGAAACAACTCATGAGGCAGGGTCAAACAAACGCTAGGGGATTTGGTAGGCGGCCGTTGTGCGGTGGATAATAATAAAAGCGTTACACACCACACACAAAACGGAGAAGTCTACCATGTCCGCTAACACCAACCCGACCGTCAAGGCTAACGTTACTGTAGATGAGAAGTTTGAGGTTATCCCTGATTCGGTCAAGTGGACCGCTAAGGGCAATAAGATTGTCTATGGTAACATTGCAGACTTGACGGTCGATCCGACCTTGAACATTCGTTTCCGGGCGGGTTCGGAATTCTTCGGAGTGAAAGTCGAGAAAGACACTTACGACATTCCCGGTATGCGACAACAGGTTGTAGACGGGGGTGGAATTCGTGAACCGATTTGGGTGTCGGTTCGTGCCGACGCTTCAAAGATTGTCATGCGTGGGAACCGCCGGACGTTGACGGGGCAGGAACTACTTGCCGACGAAACAACTCCAGCGGAACTACGCAAGGCCCTTTCAGAACGCACACCGATGATTCTGTTTCACGGGTTGACCCCGGAACAAGAAAGGGAAATGGTCAATGACCAAACCCAAAAATCGTTCCTACGGTCCGAAGTGATTCGGAGTATCTTTGAACTCCGCCGAAATGGTTGGACGTTCCCGCGGATTGCTCGCCTATATTGGGAACCTCTCGGGCGGTTCACTGGTAATGCCGCGAAGATTGCAGAAATCCGCGACATTACCGACCCCAATGCCAAGATTGAGAAAATCACTACTTGGTTGCGGGGAACACTCGATAACTACCTGATTTGGGGTTATGATCTCGGGAAGTTTGTCCAGAAATGCATCATGCTCTCAGTAATGAAGATTGACGGTTTGTTGACTGCAAATGGTGAACAACCGTATTTCAATACTGAGAAGAATTCTCAGAAGAGAATCGCAGCGTTGCGTAAGGCGAAGGAAGCCGATGGAACGAAGTTCAATGGTACGATTCCGCAAGAAGGATCGGAATTCAAGAAACTATTGGATGAGTACCACTCGCAAGATTACGGTGCGACTCCGGTGGTTCGGAATCCAGGTCCGAAAATGATGGCACGGAAGGATTTGGAGGGTATTAAGGGTAGCTTCCAATCACAGGCTATTAGCCAAATGTTGGAACACATCCTTGATACTAACAAGCCCTTGCCTACTTCGGCGGATGAATTTACGGCAATGTGTGAGACAAAGGCAATGCTGGTAGAACAGTATTTGCCGCGTCTCAAGCCTGAGATTGCCGCAATCATCCGACTATGTTTCGTCAATCCCGATCCAATGGATTTCCAGAACTATCTGGAATCCAATCAGGTTGAGGAAATCACAACGGAACCGGAACCGGAAACGTTCGATCTGCCGAATGAGTCGGAATCCGCGGCAGCGGAAGATGAGCAATCCGTTCCGCCCGTTGAGTGAAATCTAAAGGTCAATCGCAAACCCATAACTAGGGCGTGCAAGCCCTTCTGATAAATGCACACCGGCCCCCTACCAAATCTCCTAGCGTGAATCTGTTCAGGATTTGATGAATCCCTCTACTTGCAAATCTAACGCTAAAATCCCTGCCTCAACACTCACAACTAGTAGCGACGGTAAATCCCGTCTCACAATGAGTGTACCTTGTCGCCGGGTTTCGGCGTGGAACGTATCAACCTGGGTTAAGGGTGTCCCCACAAATGGGGTAACGTAACTTACTCTAAGGTGTCCCCACAAATGGGGTGTTAACTTCTTATACTCTAACAATCCCGCAAGTCACAAACGAGGGATTCATCAAATCCTGAACAGAGTGAAGGGGATTTGTACCTACAATCTAAAGGGCACTATCAAATCCCCTTCACAGTATCGGCATTCGGTGAAACCCCGTACCTAACGGGAGCTTTCAATGTACAGAATCACTCGGAATGACGATAAAATCATGGCCGAATTCAAGGATTTTGATACGGCAATGTGTTGGCTTGTGACTCTAGCCAATGAGTGTCACCGTCCGACATGGGTTAGAGAGAAGGATTCGATCATGACGTTAGATTTGGATTTCGGAAAGTTTCAGTTTCGATTGCAACAGATTTAATGAGGTTCAAATGTATCGAGTAATCCGTGATGACGGTAAGATTCTATTTGAATCGTTCGCGTTCACTCCAGCAATGCGAAGATTGTTGGAAGAGACAAATGGCGAAAGTGTAACTTGGTACGATGCCGTAGATCCACAGGATGTTATAATGTTTGCTAATAAATTTGGCGACATTTACAAACTACAACGTGTGTAGGTCAGAAACCGGGGTTTCACCGAATGTCGATACTTTCAATGGTAGGGATTTGATGAAGCCCCGTACTTAACGGAGCTTTCAATGCAACTACTCGTTGTAATCCGGATTAACTATCCGCTTGGCGAAATGCCAGATGGCTTGCAAATCAAGAAAGATATCTACCTTGACGTTAAGGACGTTCAAGATGGTATCGAAACTGCGAATAGGGTTCGTAGTGATGAGTTGATTCCGGTTGCAATCTTGGGTGATAGGGATATTTTGTATCCTTTCCCAGGTATCAAATGGGTTAGTCAGAAATGGAATGAAGGTGAAAAGAAAGTGTTTGAAGGTGGCAGGGAAATGCTCAACTACTTTGATGAGCTTGACGGACGGTGGTTTGCGTGGTGCGTATTCAGTGAGGGTGAGATTATCAGTGCGTATTCAGTCAAACCAATGATCGATTAAAAGTCAGAAACCGGGGCTTCATCAAATCCCTACCAACCAACAAGGAGTAAATGATGTGGTACGCTTTCAGGGTCGTTTCGGGCTGCGGTGAGGTCTACTGGATTAGCGATTCAGTTTCCGAAATGCGGCGAAAGTTAGAGGAAGCGAAAACGTTTCTTGGTGGAAAGATTCTTTACGAAAGTCAGGGAATTGTAGTCGCTACGTCCTGGGAATCAGCCCAACAGAAACTCCGAAATGACCAATGGTTTTCCTGTGCTGTTCATTGTTAAAGGGGATGGTCATGGTCAAGGTTATTGGGTTTGATGTTTTTGACGGGATTCCGATGATCGGGGTTTCGTTAGGAATGTCGGATGCAATGGCATTACCGGCACCACCGGGCATAGTACGCTTGGAGTATTATGACCGGCGGGGAACACTAATCAATGTAAGGAGAGTGTGCTTTGGAAATCCTCGTTGTGATGGCGGCAATCTGCCGATGGTGGCTCAATGAACGTGATCCTGATTAAGAGCATTTTCAACTATCAACACAGTAGGCATATTATACTGCTTCAATGTACTGCGAAAATCGTTGAGACGGAAAGCGGTAACTTAAAATGGAAGATTATTGAGGAGGGTGAAGTTACTTACGATTGGGGTGAGAAACTTCCTTACATCAGGAGTTGGGATCGGCGTGTTAGTAAAGAGCAGCTTGTTTTAGTCTATCCTGAACTTGCGAAAATGCCGAAGGCTCAATGCTTTGATTACGTCAAGGATAGATTGTAAGAGTTAGCCCGCCAATGGACTGGCGGGCTTTTTGTGCTTTAGGTGAGGGTATTCGGGCGGAATTCCCTAGCATTGTTGATCTTATTTACAAGATGCTCAAATCCTTGTTGCTCAATTACTTTGAAACACTTACCATCGTCAAGGTATAAGTAGTATTCTGATGGTTTGCCTGTCCCCTCAACTAGTACGATTTGGGCTGGATTTAAAGCAATTAACACTTCAGTCGGTTTCTCTTCTGGCTTGGTAATCAATGCAATGAAAATCTGTAACTTATTCATGGTCCCCTCAAAATGATTGTGTTAACGTACACTTCTTTGTCAATTAACGGTTCTACTATTTTTTAAATCTTCAACCACTACAGGAAATGGCGTTCTTGTTTGAAGGCGAGTCCCTTCAAACAAGTAAATGTAAGCACCTAGTTCTTCATCTTCATGAGGCAAATCTTCCACCTTAACAATCGCTTTAATATTAACTAGAACCGGGCCGGATACAGTGTTAGCTAGGTAAAACATAAAGCTCCGCTTTGATATTCTAATTATCGTTAGATTCTTTAGGTGATAGTAGTATGCCTATCTGCCTACTCTTTTATATACTACATTTTCTTTTAATCATCATTACGCATACGGAGGGGTAGTCAATTCATACATAACACATACGTTGAGAAATCACTTCCCTTGAAATGGCGTAGTTGCGTCCACATTCGGCAGGATCGTTGAACTGACGCGAAATGGTAACGAATGGTGAGGTTTTACGGCAATGCCCGCCCGACCTCACCATTCGCAACGCTTTAATTTTCAAATGCACGTTAGAACGTCTTGTTCCGCTT